GCGCCAGACGCTAAACCGCTTAAACCGTTGCGCTGCAACGGATCTCAGCACAGCTACGGCAGGCGGTTTAGCAAGGGTTTAGCATTGGTTTAGTGATTAAACTACCTATGCTTGTCAGCTTTGCTGAGTTTGCGATCTTGAAGGCCTGCACGAAAGGTGCGGTTACCCACGCCAGCAAAAGCCGCATCGCTGCTGCCATCGTTGACAAGGACGGCCAGCGGTGGCTCGACCGTGATCTGGCGCTGGAGCTGTGGAACAAGAACACGAGAGCCACGGCCAATAGCAAGGTGTCACCACCTGCGGATCCAACACCGCGCGAGCTGAAGCGCCGGGTGGAGGCGCTGCCGGATGACGAGATCCCGGATCTGAATGAAAGCCGCGCAAGGCGTGAGCACTATCAAGCCGAGCTGGCCAAGCTGCAGGTGAGCCAGCAGCGCCGCGAGCTGATCAGCGCTGATGAGGTGAAGAAGGAAGCGTTTGCGCTGGGGCGCAGCATCCGTGAAGCACTGGCCAACCTGGCCGATCGACTCAGCCACCAGTTAGCAGGCGAGACGGATCCGGTGGTGATCCATGAACTGCTCAGCCAGGAGCACCGCGCGGCATTGTCGGAGCTAAGTGAATGAACGCATACCGCGGCGGATTCCTCGATGGCCTGCGACCTGATGCGCAGCTGACGGTCAGCGAGTGGGCCGATCAGTACCGGATGCTGAGCAGTAAGGCCAGCGCAGAGCCGGGACCATGGCGGACAGGGCGCACGCCATACCTGCGCGAACCGATGGACTGCCTGAGCACAGGGAGCACCGTGCAGCGTGTGGTGATGATGTTCGCCGCGCAGACCGGCAAGACCGAAGCCGGCAGCAACTGGCTCGGCTATGTCATCCATCATGCACCTGGTCCGCTGCTGGCGGTGCAGCCAACGGTTGAGATGGCCAAGCGCCTAAGCAAGCAACGGCTTGAGAGCATGATCACCGATACGCCGGTGCTGGCGGAGCGGATCGCACCAAGCCGCAGCAGGGACAGTGGCAACACGATGTTCAGCAAGGAGTTCCCAGGTGGAATGCTGCTGCTCACCGGCAGTAACTCAGCCACTGGGCTGCGATCGACGCCGTGCCGCTACATCTTCCTCGACGAGGTGGACGCTTTCCCGCTGGACGTGGACGGCGAGGGCGATCCGGTCAGCTTGGCCGAGAAACGGGCGACGACGTTCGCGCGGCGGAAGATCCTGCTGACCAGTACGCCGACCATCAAGGACTTCAGCCGTATCGAGGCGGAGTATGAACGCAGTGATCAGCGCCGTTACTTTGTGCCATGCCCAAGTTGCGGCGCGATGCAATGGTTGAAGTGGTCGCAGCTCAAGTGGGAGAAGGATGATCCGAGCAGCGCGGCGTACGAATGCGAGGCGTGCAAAGAGCGATTCGGGGAACTGCACAAGCCTGCCCTGCTGCGTGGTGGTGAATGGCGCGCCACTGCGCCTGGCGATGGCGGTAAGACTGCCGGGTTTCAGCTGAGTGGACTCTATTCACCGCTCGGCTGGCTGAGCTGGGGCGACATGGTTGACGAGTTTATGCGCAGCAAGTCGGATGCGCCGATGCTTAAGAGCTTCGTCAATACGCGACTGGCTGAGACGTTCGCAGAGGACTACGCCAGCAAGGTGAGCGCCAGCGGCCTGCTGGAGCGCTGCGAGCATTACAAACCCGGCACTGTGCCTGATGGTGCGTCGGCCATCACGGTCGGCGTTGACGTGCAGGACAACCGGCTGGCGATCAGCGCCTGGGCATGGGGGCGCGATGAGGAGGGCTGGCTGCTGGACCACCAGGAGATCCACGGTGACCCGAGCCGCGCAGATCTATGGAAGCAGCTGGATCAGATGGTGCTGCGCGAATGGCCGCACGCGCAGGGGCATGGCATCCGGCCGCATGTGGTAGCGATCGACAGCGGCGGCCATTTCACGGCGGAGGTTTACCAGTACGCACGCGAGCGCGGCCGGCAGGGCGTGATTGCGATCAAGGGCGCCAGCCAGCGCGGCAAGCCACCGATCGGCAAGGGCAGCCGGGTGGATCTCAACGCCAAGGGCCAGACCATGAAGCGCGGCGCGGTGGTGCATCCGGTCGGCAGCGACACGATCAAGACCACACTGTTCGGCCGGATCAGGCATAGCGAGCCTGGGCCTGGCTACCTGCACTTCCACATGGATGCAACGGTGGATTACTTCGAGCAGCTGACCGCCGAGAAGCAGGTATTGCGATACAACCGCTCAGGGTTCCCGGTGCGCGAATGGGTCAAGAAGCCATCAGCGCGAAACGAGGCGCTGGATTGCTTGGTGTATGCCTATGCCGCGCTGTGCCATCTCTACACGAAGTACGACCGGCGGACTATATGGGACCAGCTCGACAAGCCAGCAGAAGCACGCGCTAAGCCATCGCTAAGATCAGCTAAGGCTGGTTCGGCCTTCCTCAGCAACTGGTAACGGTGAACATCCCTGCGACAATTCGAGCCGGCGACACGGTGAAATGGCGGGATGATGCCAGCGTTGATGCGTTTGGCAATGCCGTCACTAGCGGCACCTGGACGCTGACCTATTACCTGCGCACCAATACTGCAAGCGAAGGCGCCACGATCACCGGCACCGCATATGGCCAAGGCTGGGAACTGACCATTGCCGCGGCCACGAGTGCTGGCTTCGACGCAGGGCAGTGGTACTGGCAGGCGATTGCAACTGCCGGCAGCGAGAAGCTGACGCTCGGCGCTGGTCAGCTTGAGGTGTTGGCGGCGTTGAACTATGCCGGCACCCCTGGCGCATTTGATGGCCGCAGCCAGGCGCAGCAGGATCTTGATGCGGTGCAGGCCGCGATCCGCGCGATGGTGTCTGGCGGCGCGGTCGCTGAGTACACCATCGGCAGCAGGCGGCTCAAGAAACTGCCGCTAACGGAGCTGCTGCAGCTGGAGGCCAAGCTCAAATCCGATGTGAAGCGTGAGCAGGCGGCAGAGCTGGCGGCCAATGGTCTGGGCAATCCCCACAACCTATTCGTGAGGTTCAGCTGATGGCCAAGAAGCGCAGGCAACAGGCGACACCATCAGCACCGCGGCGGCGGATGTACCAAGGTGCGCAGTTCAGCAGGCTTACTGCGGACTGGGTGACAGGTAACACCAGCGCCGACAGTGAGATTTATGGATCAGCGCAGAAGCTGCGCGATCGCGCGCGGCAGCTGTGCCGGGACAATGACTATGCGCGGCAGGCATTGCGCGCGATTGAAGGCAACGTGATCGGGCAGGGCATTCCGTTTCAGTCGCAGGTGCGGATGCAGCGCGGCGGCAGGCTTGACACTCAGGTCAACGATGCGATCGAGGCGGCATGGCGTCAGTGGACAACTGCGCGGCATTGCCACACCGGCGGCAAACTGAGCTTTGCCGACATTGAAAGGCTAGTGATTCGCGCCTGCGCCGAGAGCGGCGAGGTATTTGTCCGCCTTGTGCGGCAGAGCTTTGGTGGCAGCACTGTGCCGCTGGCGATGGAGGTAATCGAGGCGGACCAGCTTGACGATGGTCTCAATGGTCGCAGCCAGCAGGGCAACGAGATCCGCATGGGCGTGGAGGTTGACCGTTGGGGCAGGCCGATCGCATACCACTTCCTGGCATACCACCCCGGCGATTATCAGTTCAGCAATCAACAGATCAGCACGCAGCGTCACAAGCGCATCCTGGCCGAGGATGTGATTCACCTTTACCGCGCCGAGCGCCCCGGCCAGACGAGAGGGATCACATGGTTTGCCAGTGCAATCCAGCGACTGCACCATCTGGCGGGTTAAGAGCAGGCCGAGGTGGTGCGTGCTCGTGCCAGCAGCGCGCTGATGGGTTTCATCACCAGCCCTGAGGGCGAGCTGATCGGTGATGACGTGATGGATGGTGAGCGCGTCTCGAACTTCGAGCCCGGAGTCTTCAAGTATCTGAATCCCGGCGAGTCGGTCACGGTGCCGAGCCTGGACAGCCCCGATGGCCAGTTCGAGCCATTCCTGCGCGCGATGCTGCGCGCCATGGCTGCCGGCATCGGATGCAGCTACGAGACGATCTCGCGTGACTTCAGCCAAACCAACTACAGCAGCAGCCGGTTGAGCCTGATTGAAGACCGCGACCACTGGCGGATTCTGCAATCGTGGATGATCGAGAACTTCCACCGCCGCGTATTCCACGAGTGGATTGAGCTGGCAGTGCTGAGCAATGCGCTATCGCTGCCCGGCTACGAGCTAGCACCCGATCGCTTCAAGGCTGCACGCTGGATGCCGCGCGGCTGGGCATGGGTTGACCCTGCCAAGGAAGTGGCCGCATACAAGGAAGCGGTGCGGTGCGGCTTCAAGACCCTTGGCGAGGTGGTTGCAGAGCAGGGCGGGGATCTTGATGAGCTGCTGCTGGCGCGGCAGTCCGAGCTGGCGATGCTCGATCAAATGGGCATCGTGGTTGACAGCGATCCGACGCAGGTGACCGGCGCCGGCCTGCAGCAGATGCAGCCATACCCAGAGACGCAGCCACCTACCGAGGAGCCCGCCTAATGGCCAACGTCAACGGCACCGAGATCAACCTGATGCCAACCGCTGGAATGCGCGAGGAGGCCGAGCGCTACCGCGCATGGAAGGCCGATGGCGAGCAGGGCGGCACTGATGTGGCAGCCACCAGGGCATCGCAGATCTTGAGCGGTGATGAGCTGTCGCCCGACACCGTGATCACCATGTCGGCATGGTTTGCGCGGCATGAGGTGGACAAGCAAGGGCAAGGCTTCAGCCAAGGTGAAGACGGCTACCCATCACCAGGCCGCGTGGCATGGGCGGCGTGGGGCGGCGATGCTGGCCAGAGTTGGTCTACATCCAAGGCCGATAGGATTAAGGCACTGCAAGATCGCACAATGGAACGACCGTATCCCAATGAGCACGCGGCGCGATTGACCGATCCTGATCAATACGATGAGATCCG